TGCCGGGCCCCGAGGAGGACCAAATCCACGGGGTTGTTGCTCACAGGCTCGAGGCCTAGGGCCCGGCCCTCGGCAATCGTGGGGATGGTGCGCTGCTTCAGAAAGCCCTTGGTGCCCTCGATGGGCGCCTTGGCCGCGGCGCTGCGGAAAGCGCCGGCCGCGTTCTCAGGGTCTTTCCAGAGGTGGACAAAATAGTCGTCGATGTAGTGCTCCAGTTTGCCCGTCCCAAGCCCTTGGATCTCGTTCCTCTTCGTGTCGAAGATTTGACGGGTGGTGTCCGCGAACTGCTGCAACTCCGGGTTTGGCTGGGGGAGTCCCTGCTCGATCCGGTCCACCGCCTCCCAGCGGGCGTCCGGCTCCATCTTCATAAGGGCCTTGCTGGACGATTCCAATGCCGCATCCGCCCGGTCGGTGCGCTGAGCCAACTCCCCCCCCATCTCACGAAGGGATCCGGCCGCCACCTCAGCGTTGGGACCGCGGGCTGACGGAGCGAACACGCGCAGCACCTCGTCCCAGGCTTTTTGTCCCTCGTTGAGAGCCTTGACCTCGGGCGGCTCGATGTCGGACAGGTGCTTGAATTGGGCTGAGGCTGCGGTCAGGTGCTCGGACGCGGCTGGGTCAGCAGTCGCCACCTCCCTGGACAGGAGTTGAGATGCCTCTAATGGGCTTGCGCCGTGCAGTTTGGCCAGCAGCGCACCGGCGTCCTCAGGCTTCATCGTCCGCAGTGCGTTGCCAAGCTCGGAAACCCCGGTTTGGACGTAGGGCATCCTTGGACCCCTGAGCGCCACCGCTCCAAGCACAGCCTGGCCAGCAGCGGCTCCGATGTCGGCTGTCTTCTGGGCACCTGTTATTTCGGGGTTTACAGCCTCTCTAGCGAGCCCTGGGGCCGACTTGGCGGTGTTGGCCAGCATATACGCACCAAACGCCTTAGAGACCACTTTTTGGCCCGCTGCTGGCAGGCCGCCTGCGAAGATGCCCGAGAGGATGTTTCCGGGGCTTAATAGCATCTCTGCTGCCATGCCCCCCCAGATATGTGGGAGATCCTTCCAATCATCCTGGACCCCATCGACATGGGCTGGGGAGGCCTTAGGGCCGGCCGAGAATAGCCCATGCGTGGCCTGATTCCAGATTTGCGCTGTTTTCTCGGCAAACGTGGGTGACCGGATGGTGCCATAACGGGCCTCATCCGCCTGCTTGTCGGCAGCCGTTTCGGCAATTGTTCCACGTGGAACAAATCCTACGTCAGGCTCTGCCAGTTGGTCGGTCTTGGCCGGCTGAAACCCAAGCTCTGTATCTGCGGTTGAGGCGGCGGATGGCATTATTCAGCAAGGGTGTACCCAGCGGACAGCGCCTTTTTTAAGTTTGCTGCCGGGATGGTCCCAACCACTCCCTCCTTGTTCTTAACCTTCACCTGCTGGTCCGACTTTTCGTACCACGGCTTCCCGGCGGTGATATTGGCCTGAATCTTCGCCATGGCGTCGGCGCTGGGGATGGTGCTCTTTGTCACTTGCGCTGCGGCGGCGCTTACGGCGGGTGCCATGACGATGCTCTGCCGGGCAAGTTCTGACTCCTGCTCGGTTGGTCCAGTCCCATTGTTGTCCTCCTGGTGCTGCTTGAACCACTGACGCATTTTACCGATCAAATCCGCCTGACCGTACTGCGCGGTGCGCACAGCCTTGTCCCGGTCCACTCCGTAGGTACGTTTCACATCCGCATCGGTCATCACATACTGGCCGTCAATCTTCTGGGTAAGGGCCTTGATCTGGCCATTCTCCGGTATCATCGGATCGGACTTCATCCGTTGGTAAGTGTCGGTTTCCACCGGGCCGCTCGTTGGCTTCTGTCTTCTTTTCCAAAGCGTTTTGCTGAGTGCGAATCCCGTCCATAGCTCGCTTCTGAAGGACAGGATCATGGATGGCAGCGGCATCCTCCTTCCATTTTGCAATGGTTTCCTGGGGCTTGGATTCCCCCGACAACTGAACCCCCGACATATCTGCCATCAGGATTTTGAAATTAGACTGAGAATCCGCCAGGCCGGATTTCTTCATAAACCCCACTAGCTGATTCATGCCCCTAGCCGACAATTTCCCGGTGTCGCGGCTCCCTTTCAGTTCATCCATGGTTGGATATTGGAGGGGCGAGGTCGCATTCTGAATCTGCGACATATAATCCTGAAGCGTCGAGCCCTGCACGGCATTGGTGCGCTCCCCGGCCTCTCCCATAAGAACGCGGAGCTTGTTGGGGTCGGTGATCTTAATCGTGCCGTCCTTAAGCATCTGAGTCGCCTTGTAGGGGTTGGCGTCTATCGCGTTCTGGGCCTGATATTCGGCCACTCGCTCGGGGAATTGATCTGTGAATCGTTTTGCTTTCTCCGGTGTCCAATCGCCAGCCTTGACAGCTGAGTCCACGGCGGCTTTGGCGTTGGGCATCAGCGCCGGGTCTCCACTTTTCAGGAACTCCTCCGCTGCGGCCTGGGCTGTGGACTGCCTCCTCTGGCTCCCAATCTTGTCCGCAGCCACCTGAAATTCCACGGTCGTATCGGACTTCCATGTGGCGAGGTGCTGGGCCAGCCGATGCTGCGCGGGTCCTGTGATGCCGGACGATGACAACACCTGGTCGGAAAGGCTTTTTGAATACTGCTCCCAGTTGGGGACAATCTGCTGGTCAGGCAGCGTCTTTATCCTGCTGCGAAAATCCTGCGTGCCCTTGTTGAGTACGATGGAGGTTTTGTTGAACGCGGCCACCTCTTCCGCCCTGCGCTTCCTCTCCTCGTAGTCCTGCACAACGTCAGCAGCCTGGTTGACGGTGCGGGCCGCAGCGCCGATTGTCCTGCTCTCTGCCGACAGACGTTCTTCCTGTGGACGCACATCCCGCCTGACGCCGATCTGCTGGTCTTGGACGGTGCCGGTACCGGGAATTGTGGGGATATTTCCCATCGTGGGTTACCCTGCTGATGGCCCAAACAGGTTTTGGCCCGCTTGCGACTGCGCAAACGTCCCGCTCGTGTTGGCAATCGTTCCGATGCCCGAGAATATGGCGGCAGTTCCCTCAAGGTGGTAGGTGTCGGCGGCCTCTGCTCCCTCATACACGCCCTCTTGCGCCGCCTCATAGAGGGTCGATTCGCTCTCCTGCTCGCTGGTCCAATACTGCTGAACATTCTGCTCCATGCGACCGGCGGTGGTCGCCTGCACCTCCATTGGAGAACCTGTGTCTGAAAGGACTCCGGACGCCGCCAAGGCCGCCCGCTGGGTTGACAGGTAAGACGCATCCTTTTGCCGCTGGGTGGATATGTTAGCCTTGGCGTTCTCGGCGTCCTGCTTCGCGTTGGCTATGTCTAGATCGGCATTATACTGGGCGGCCTGAGAAGCGGCGGCGGCCTCCTGTCCAGCAATGTTATGTTGCTGGATCGTGCTTACAGTTGTCGCCGCAATCGAAACGATTGCCGCTCCAACTGCCCAATAAGTAAACCAGCCGCCAGTGGCCCAAAATCTCAGATTGTATATGCGTTTCATGGTATGGTTTTTGTCTGCTGTTCCCGAAGCCTTTCAAGCCTTTCGTCGGGCTCAATGAGAGCGGCCTCAATTTCCTTGAGGTCAGTGAGCGTCGTTGGATGGAAGGTCGTAAAATAGGTGTCGAGGTGAATCTTGAAGGCCCGCCGGGTTCCAGGCTTCGTCACGCCGTGGTAGGGCTTCGCCCTAGCGTCGATCATCACCCAACCTGTTTCCTCGCTCCACATTTCAAAGAGACCCTTGGAAACAAGAAACTGGTGCTCGGTCTTGTGGATCTTGGAAGTGCACTGGATTCCTTTCTTCAAAAGTATTTCCCGACTGTAAAGTCCGGGCGTGAACCGATGAACCACAGGCGGCTCCGCTGACGGCAGCTTGGCAAGAGCGGCCTCAAAGTCATTGAGGGGTTGGCACCTCTTTGCGTGGTCAACAGCTCCGGCAATCGTGTCTGCAAGTTCTCGCATCATCTTGGCACCCCCAAGTCGTATTCAATGAAGATGCCCAAGATTGTCATGGGCAATGGGTCCGTGCCGGTGAAGACGAACCACGGGTCTTTGTCGTACTGCGTCAGGGCTGCGGTGTCGCACTCAATATCAATCGGCACTCCGGGAGCAAACGGCGGAGGTTGATTTGAGTTCTGGGTGATGGGAAAAACAGGCAGTGGGATCAATTCTCCCTGCCTTGTGCCCCAAAATCCACCGATGGAATTGAGCACCCTAGGGTAGAGGCGGCTGATCGCCTTGTTTACAATGGGGATTTCTCCAGTCCGTGGGTCAACATCCAGCCGCATGGGCTGGAGCGTCCATGGAATCGGCAATCCGATGACCACAACGTCTCCTGTCTTAGGTACGTAATTAGGGATGATAACAATACCCCCCGAAAGAACCACCAAGTTTCTCACAGCGAAGGCGCTGTTGGTGCCCGCCGGGCATATCGACGCCACCACCGTCCGGCCGACAAGAAATAGAGGAATCCCCGTAATCTCGTTCCCTGTCGGGGGACTTGTTACGGTGATCGAGCAGTCCGCGTAATTCATCAGGTTAACTTGTGGCTGCCCAGCATTGGCCGTCTGCCAGTCCGTGGGATCAATCCTCTCGATTGTGCAGTACGGGTAGGGCGGCGAACCGACCACCGCTCCTTGTCGATAGACTGATACCCACACTTCATCGTCTGCGTCATTTCCCCCCTCGATCACTTGGACGGATATGAAGCCGAAATCGAGGCTCGCCGCTCCTTGCCCGGTGCCTGACCCCGCTCCAGTGGCCGTGAAGGATACACCCACCTGATTCGACACGGCTCCAATGGCTGTGAAATCGGTAGTGCCAACGTAGGAAATAACGTAGGCCTGTCCGGTCTGGAAGGCTCCTGCATTGACCAATGCCTGACCCGTGGAGTGCTTCGACCACCCAAACACCTTTTGCTCCAAGGCGTAGGTCATGGAAATCAGCGATCCATCCCCGCAAACCGCCCAGATGATGGACTGGTTTTCAAACTGCTGCTGAAAATCGAACTGCTTGACCCCTGCTGAAGTGAGATGCTGGGCGAGGAACTGCATGTCCTGGCTCATGTATTTGTTCGTGAAGATGGAGAACAGCATCTGCTCAAAGACCGTGCCCCGGCGCTGCACGTAGAAGCAGGCGTTGCCGATGATCTCCCCTGGCAGACCCGGGGCGGACCCGTTAGCTGAGTGCTCCAGTGCGATTATCTGGGTCGGCGTTATGGCCGCGTTGGATTGTCCCGACGTGAGCACCCACTCCGCGCCCGCGAGCCCCACAAACAAATCGGTCTGCGCGTTCAACCACTGGATTGGACCGCGCCCCGGGGCATTCAGGTCGAACGCCAGCCCGTAGGTGGCCTGCGACTGGTCCACCAAGGCAAAGTTTTCTATGTCGTCAGTCTGCGTCGCCCATACGCGCTGTGGCTGGTACATGGTGCCGCCGTACCACACACGCTCCTGAAAGACGGCAATGGCGGTTGGAAATCCCCGGTTTAGTGACCATGCGCCCTCAGACCAGAAAGTTGTTGGGCCTGTGGAAAATAAGGGGGTTATGACGGTGCAAGTCGCGTGGTACACGTCCGCGACCGCCGTAATCTGCACAAGTCCATAGACGAACTGGTTGTCGGCAACGAGGTCGGCCCGGGGTGGCGTGGCGCTCGTTGGGCTGCCGCTGTTCGTGTAAACGAGTTGGTAGAGCCCGCCTGCTATGTCCTGGCCTGTGATGTCGAAATTGGCGTCCCCATCTGAGGTCAGGGTGGTGATGACCTGCCACGTGCTGCCGCCGTCGTAGCTGACTTGCAGGCTGATCGTTCCTGCCCAAGTGCCATATGTCTGGACTTCCCACGTTCCGATGAGAAGGAGTGGGGCGCTTGTGATGTCAGCAGTCAGGGCTATCGGCGAATCCGAGGTGGGGCGATTGTACGCCAGCTGGTAATAAGTCCCCACCGCTTGGTTGCCCGAAGCCGCGAAGATATTCACCGCCGTCCAGAGGCCGTTGGCCAAATCGGTCGCAAAGGTTCCGCTCGTGTGGATCTGCGTGCAGTTGTAGATCACCCCGCCTTGCAGGACTGAATTTGCCGGGGTGTAGTAGTTGCCCGTCACCCATGGCGGGGCACTCGCTGTCAGCCCAACTCCTGTCCCCGTGGTGGCCGTCGCCGTGATCGTCGTATCTGTTGAGTTTTGATCGAGCAGAGCCGGGGTCAGGAACTGGACCTGCTGCATCACCCAGTTGGGCGGCGAGTCGGCATACCGGGTGAGTTTCCACACCGGATACTGTGGGTGGGCCAGGTACATGACATCGTTGATCTGCTTGAACTGCACACCCCACACAGCGGCTGACCAAGGGCTCTGCCCGGGCGTGTAACCGGCTGGGTAAGGGGAAGGCACCTCATAGGAGGTCTGTGGCCTCCAATCGGCGCTATCTGCCGAAGGATGGGTCGTGGAATTGATGACGGCTCCATTGTAGGCGTAGTAGGTGACTCCCCCGTCGCTCACAAAGGCTCCGGCCGCATAGGATGTTCCGCTGACCCATGGAATCGGGACGGCCTGCACCTGAGCCCCATTCGAGTAAAACCGGATGCCGTAATCTCCAAGCTCCAGCATGTACGTTGTTCCCGGGGCGTACTGGAAGGAAATCAAGCGGGACACGACGGGATACCCGGATCCCAATTTTGGGAGGTGGCCTGACGCGATGAACTGTGTCCCTGGCCTGCGCGTGGCACCCCCTTGCTTCGTCGGAATCATGTTCCGAAGCTGGCGGCAGGCGGTCCGGTACTCCGCAAGATCAGTGCGGGCGTCCAGTGTCGGAGCCCACTCACCGCCCGCGAAGGAAACTAGGGGGTCAAGGCTGTGCATGGGCCACTAGCCGTTGGTGGACCACCGGCGCGATCTCACAAACCTGCTCTGCCCGGGCAGGAAATACCGCCTTGGGTTCATCTCCCCGCCGTTCTTCGTTCGGGCCTTGGTGATCGCCCGGTCGTACAGGGCCTCCATTTTTGTAGTTAGGGTGGCATCGTCCTTGCGGAGCGAGGTGGCCACGAGGGCCGCCCATTTCAACGTCAAACACTCAATGAACATGTTGTCGTACTTCGTCGAATCAGGTTCCCACCGGACATACTGAATATTCGCCTGCGGCGTGTCGCACAGGAGGACATTTTGGTACACCTGATAAGGAGCGCCCTGCTCGGAGTTGCTTCCACCTCCAAGGCCGCCACCCCATCCGCCGCTGCACCATGCTCCGTTTAAGCGGCAGAGCAGCACGAAATCCACGGGCAACTTGTAAGCGTACTGGAATTGATAGAGAGGTCCGGCATTGCCGTAGAGAAATGGCCCCAAGTAGTTGGGATAGAAAAATGTGGTCTCGAACCAGTAACCCCGGGTCAGGTCCACTGTGAAGGAATTGCTCGACGTATTGGCAATAAGGCACTGGTAAAGCTGCCCGGCAAACGTCACGTAGGCGTTCACCGCATAGTTCGTATTCGGAACCCAGACAGGTGGCGTCGGTGGGTAGGGGTTCGGAACATTGTCCGGCGTGATCGGGGCTAGGAGTGTGAGAAATGCCTGACTCATCAGGCAGTTCCACGGCGTCTCCCGGGACACGAACCCGAGGGCCGGATTCTGGGCCACAAGGAGCGCAATCGCGTTGGGATCGGTCTGGTCCGTAAGCGACTGAATGCGCCGGTTGCCCAAGCGCATCATCACCAAATTCCCAATGTCTGTCGGGCTTAGTTGGCCGTTCATATCTGTAAAATGGTAGGGGCCAGCACCGCCCCAATCCGAGCATGTGCTGGCCCCATAGTATCTCCCTTGACGACTACGGCTTCAGGATGGTCAGCCGGAAGACCAGCACCTTGCCCGGGACGGGCGTGGTGATGGAGCGGAACCGGGCCTGAATCCAGGAACCGGCGATGCCAGCCCCCGGGGATGCGCCCTGCGGCTCGATCGCCGTGGCACCGATCTGGTAGGGGTCAACAAGCGAATCACCGCCCGCGAACGCCACCGGATTCGTCTGCCCCGTGGCGACATTGAGCCCGGAAGCGTACCGTGTCGGGTCCGCGCCCAAAGGCGCAGCCGTCTGCGACACGAGGCCAAAGCCCGTGATGTCGTCGTCCCCGATGTCGATGATGGCCGTGGCCGCGACACCCGAACCGGAGACATTGCCGGTGGGCTTCACCTGCGTCCCCGGCTGGGCCAGGTACAGGTTGATGATGTCGCTAGAGGCCTCGTTGCCGTACATCTGGTAGATGGCAACGACCTCGCGGACATCCGCGATTTCGACCCCAGGGTCATTGAAGCCCTGGCCGTTGGAAGGACCGGGGATAGGACCCCCGCCTGGATAGTTTTGAAACGGAATCTGCTCCGTTGCGACGTTTTGCGCGTACCGAGTAATAGCCATGTGTGTTTGTCCTTTGGTTTACTGGGTTTCGTCGCAGGCGATCTGCACCACACCGGCCTCTTCCATGCGGGTAGCCCCGGCGAAGTAGGTGGTGCGCACCTGGATCGCGTGGGACTGCTGCGGGAGGATGTCGATCTTGGTCATCATGCCCTTGGTGTCGCCGAGAAGCATGAACTTCTTCTGGTAGGCGATGCAGGAGCGGATGGCGGGCGTGCCGACCGTGGGGAGGAGCTGTGTGCGAATCCACCGGAACCCGGAGAACTCGTCGAAGCGGCCCTTCATCAGAGCCCGAACGTCCACATAGAGCACGTTGTCCACCTGGTCCACGTTGAGAAGCAGATCGTAGAGCTGCTTCGCCGCGTACACCATGATGCGGTCCATCTCCGGGACATCGTTCGAGTCCAGGATGTAGAGCGCCTCAAGGATCTTGGCCAGGGTCATGCCCGTGTTGCTGGAACCCGGGAACTGGACGCCTATCTGCTGGGAGGCCGGCAGGGGCGTATTGACGTTGGCTTGGGCTCCGGTCTGGTTCACGCCTAGCGCCGCGTTGATGATGAGTTGGTCCTTCAGCCGGTTCACCGCGATGGCGTGATTCATCGCAATGATGTTCTCCGGTTCGGGGAGTGAGCCAAGGAGAACGCCGTCGTCCTCGTCGATCCACGTTGCTTTCTGGTAACCCGTGGGGATGACCCAACGGATCGCGGTCGGAATGTCGGACGGCTCGGTGACGGCAGCGCGTGCCGTCTTCTGAGACATCGCATAGGACTGCGACCCCATCTGGTCATACCGCTTCATGTTACCCATCACCGTGTCGCTGACGTAGTAGCCCGCGAGACGGTGGTCGATCTGCTGCGCCATGATTTCGTGCCAGACGGTATCGAAGTCGGGCTCGTAATGCGGAGGCAGCGTTGTAACGCCTGATCCAGCCATGTTGGTATGAAATTTCTCTGACGTTTCCTGCTGCCTACGCCCAGAGTTCCGGGGTGTCCCGATCTGGTTCTCGGCTGTTAGTCCGAGCAACCGCCGGATGCCGCTATGCGGCAGTCCCCCTTGGCTAGCTCTGGGTGGAGAAAAACACGCCCGTTCGGACTGTCAACCATCTATTTAAGGCACCACCTGCTCAAGTCTTGGCAGGATATAGGCGCGCTTCTCCTTGGCGTGGACAATTCCTGGCTTGAAGTTGCCGTAGCCCTTGCGTTCGTTCACCTCCGCAAGCCGCTTCCTGGTGGCATCGTAGCGGGCCGCAACCCGCTCTATGCGGCCAATTTGGTGGAAGTGGAGAAGGTAGCAAGGTGGAGACGGAAAGGGCCAGCGTTGGCCCACGTACAGCCTGTGGCCATTCTTGAGGACCGGCCGGCTGTCATGGGCACCTACCCCGAATCCGGACTCCGAAATCTTCTTCGGGCTAAAGAGTACGGGCTTCGCATACCACTTGTCGTCCCGCGCACCTTGCTTCACCTCATCGTAAATCTGGCCGAGACCCTCCGGGAAATTGTTGCTGAACATCTCGAAGCCCTTAGGGCGAATCACCGCCGCCCCCGTGCGCGAGTAGGATTCCAAGGCGGCGGTCGCTCCCTCCGGGAAATATATCAACTCATCACAATCCACGCATATGACCCAATCGGCATCGGTCCCGATCCAGCAGGTGTTCTTGAGTTCCTGGGCCAGCTCGTCGTTCAGCTTTCCGGATGTGTCCCATCGCACAGCCTCAACTCCGTAGTCGTGCGCGATGTGGGTACTGAGTCCAGTCGGCCCCCCGTCATGGACAATGATTCGAGTGGCGAAGGTTTTGTAATGCCGAAGGGCGAAGGTGAGCATCTGCTCGTGGTCATGGGAGAGGATGTGCACCTCAATCTTGAGCGGCCCTATCCTGGGTTCCTCCACGCCGTCCCCAAAAGGGGATAGCGGCTCGTAATACTTGGCGTAGGCGTCTGCATCGTCTCCGATCAATTCCCGAAGTTTTCCCATCATCTCGTCGGGCTCCGTGCCTTCTGGGTTAACCTGCCTGTGCTCTCGGGAGTAACCGCCCTTCCCTGCCATGCCCTTGATGCCGATGAGGAGCCTTTCCCCGTCCTTGGGAATCTTGATGAACTTGCGGCACTCGATCTTCCAGAGCTGCGAATCAAACCAGGGGTTCTTGTGGGCACGAATCACCTCCACCAAGGTCTCGAACATATTTCGCGTGAGAGCTGTTTGGCAAAGTGAGGCGTGGGACCTGTTGTTACACTGGGACCACCACCGTTCGCGCACGTTGTAGTAGATCGCCATGCCCTCGCCTACGAGGTCGTACTTTTGGAGCAGGCCCTCCATTTGCTCGATGTAGCGCGGGAAATAAAAATCGTCATCTTCGATGAATAGAATGGCATCGCCCTCCACTCTGCCGCCCTCGATTGCTTGGGCCACCTTATCAGCCATGGGCTCGGGGCCGTCCAAGATGAGCCATTGGTCCGGCTGACGGGTCTGACGGGCCATGTATTTCTGGCAGAGTTCGAACGCCTCCGGCCTCTGATAGGTGCAGGTTATCGCCGTCAGCTTCATGCCAGCTTCCTAACCGCCACCTGCCATCCTTTGCCCAATACCTCGATCTGCCGACAGTAAATGGCAAGAAAGGCGTCAATCGCAATGCGGGGGCAGTCCAGCGGGTCCGGCATGACCGTCCACTCGTAGTCGTCCCAGATCAGCACCCCGCCGATCTTCAGGGCGTCCCACGCCAGCACGGAATCCCGTAGCACGTTGATCGCATCGTGGGCCGCGTCCACGTAGATGAAGTCGAGGACGTTGATGTCGAAGTCCCGAAGCCATGAGTCGGACCTCTCAACATCTATTCTCACCCGCTTTCCAAAACGGTTCAGGCGAGCAAGGGTTTCGTTGTAAAGGGTCGTGCAGTCTATCCCGCCCAAGTGGTGCTCCGCACTTCCCTCAAAGGTGTCCAAGCATCGGTAGAACGCATTTGGGTGGGTGAAGATGTTGTCCAGCATCCACTCTGCGCTCTCACCCTTCCATGTTCCCAGTTCGAGCCCTTGCGCTGGCGTGCCTATGAGATGGCCCAGCCACTTCCTCCAATTCGGGGCGTGTCCTGATTCTTCTCTCATCAGTCGATCCCCGGGATTGGAGGCCACGCCTCCGGGTAGAGCGTTCCATCAGCTCCACGGTGCTTCATTTTTAGGGTTGTATCGACGAATATTCCCATGCCCTTCACGCGGCTGGCCGCCTGACGGCAGAGCCAGTCCAGGAAATAGTCCTCTGGTGGAGCGTCCTCGTTCATCACCACCTGCTGGAAGTAGGCATAGAACTCCTCTCCACTGTCCCGGTCGAAGTATTTCAAAGTGGGGTACATCTCAGCCAGGATGTCCCACACCTGGAAGTGGTAGGCCTTGAAACCGATGCCCGACTCCACGACTTGCAGGAGGCCGTTCTCCTCCACTTCGGCTTGGAAGGCGAAGTTGGCCACCCAGATGGGCGGGTCTTTGCGGCGGCAGTAGAGCGCGCCAACGATGGGGCGCTTGTGCGAGAGGAGTCGAAGAATCGCCGAGACCATGGCCTCCGGGGTCTCAGCGGCAATGTCATCGTCCAGCCATACCAGCCACTTGAGGCTTGGGTTGAACCGGCGCTGCTTTCGGAAGTTACCGACAATCTCATTCCTGGCCCGGCACACGCCCTTCGTTTGGGCGCAGAACTGGAACTCGTAGGGGCAGGTGTCGTCGTTCGTCAGCTTGGTCAGGAGGGCAAGCATGTCCCGGAAGTCCTGATGGAACTGCTCGATGCCCTTCCAGTAACGGACCGGGGTGGCGATCATCACCCCAATCTTGGTCTTCACGTCGCTCATGCTGGATGCCCCGCCAGGGCTGTTTCTAGGGCTTCTACGGGCATTTGGGTCTCATCCATGCCCGTGATATGCCTTTCACGGAGCAGGGTCAGCTTCTTCCCAAAGACCTCGTAATCGTCGCCTGCCACGTCCTTCAGCCAGATCCTCATGCCGGGCTTGAGGACCGTCACCCGAGGTCCAACCGATAGGACCGTCCCAAGTACGTTGGGGCAGTAGCGTGGGGTGCGCTCCAAGCACTCAGGGATGAGGATGCCTCCGACCGTCAGGGGCTTTGGCGGGTCTTTCTCGATGAGGACATTATCCCCTATGGGTTTCAGGTTCATCGTGGGGCGGGCAGGTTGCCGGGCGTGCGGCGCTGCGCTTCCACCTTCTGAACCTGCGGGGCCTGTCGGGACAGGTGCTTGAACTTCTCGGGGTTCGCGGCGATCTCCTTTGCCACCTCCTCCACGCTCGGGCCTTCAAGGACAAGGCCTTTGCTCGGCTCGACGATGGCAAACCCCTCACGCTCCACGATCCTGTCCTGTCCGGTGAGTCTGAGCCATGCGTTCCGTATGGGATTATCGGTCGGTGGCAACCCATCCTCGATGCGCTTCCTGGCCTCAAGGACGGGCTTTATCTCGCGCTCGTACCTTTGAAGGGCGATGGCTGCGTTCGGCTCCTTCCGCTTCACGGCCTTGATGGCGTCCTTCGCCCGCCTCTGGTTGAAGCGGATGTCGTCGGCCGTCTCCTCCTCCTCTATTTCGCGGTAGAGGTCCTCATTGGTTGGCATGGGCTATCTTCCTCCGCGCTGCGGCCGGTCGGCGTAGGCGATGCGGCTGTACCGAGCCGCCGTCTCGCGGGCCTTCTTCACTTCCTCTGGCGAGTGCTTCCCATCCCGGTTCCAGTAGGCCGAGTAGAGAGGGTGGTTCTTGTCCTGCTTGATGGCCAGGGTTTCCTTCTCGGCGGCGGCAGGAGTCATGTTGGCGGCGAGGGAGAAGTCATTCACATCGCCGATAACCGCCTTGTCTTCCGCCAAGAGTTTTCCGACCCGGGCGGCCATGAGGACAAAGGTGGCGTTTTTGAAGATGGGATTGTCAGGACTGGCTCCGAACTTGGCCCCCGCCCGCTTGGCAAACTCCATTGTATTTGCGAAGTCCATCCCCTCCTTCGCCGCCACTTCGCGGATGAGCTTGTCCTGGGACTCGAACCAGTTGGCGTCCGCCTGCTTGAATAGCTCCTGTGTTTCCCGGTTGCTGGCTATTTGCAAGGCGACGAAGTCCTTCAGGGCATTGGGTGACAGGGCATGCTTATGGGCGAGCTGGGCGGCGTTCGTCGCCAGCTTCGCGTCCCACATGTTCTCCGGCACTCCCTCCGGCCTCGTGAGGCCGTAGCCCTCGGGCTTATCTGGGGCACCCGTAGCCTTGCGTAGCAGGGCAGAGCGTTCCGCTACCGCCTCCTTCGGGGCATCTGCCGGCAGCGGGTCGAATATGCCCTTCTTACCGAGCAGCTTTTCGCGCTCGCTGATCCCCTTCAGCATTTCGTCGAGCGACTTGTAGCGCCCTACCTCCTTGGCAATGGGCTTAAGTTCGTCAGGGGCCTTATCGAAGACGGCGTGATCGAGCGAGCCATCCTCCTTGAGCCAGCCTTTTGACCATGAATCTACCGGCGCCGCCGGTGAAGACGCTGGACCGGCGTTAGGATCGAGCGGGGCCTTGCCACCGGGCGCTGCTTGAGAAGGGTCCGGCTTGTGGTTCGGGTCTGAAATGACCGGAGGTTCGGGAGAAGGAGCTGCTACTGTTGACATGTTGTGGATTGGGTTGAGGACGCTTGGGAGAAAATACCTGTTTTTCAACTCTGCCGTCAGAGAAGTTCTTTGTGATGGAAAGGATTTGGGCGGTGCACTTGGGCATCAGGGCTTGGCGATCCCTATAAAGTTGGCACCCGACTGGTCAACGAAAGTGTCCGTACCCGGATTGGCCACCGGGTTGCACATGGTATAGCACCCATTTGTCCCGCTGCCGAAATTGACGGCACCTCCCTTCCCCCCACCAGGACTGTGGACTGTCTGGAAAGAATTTCCTATCACCGATGTCGTGGTTGACCCTCCCTCAAGGTCGATGCCACCACAATTCTGCGGTCCCGAGATGTCCTCGAAGGTGTTGCCTACAATCGTTGAGTAGTCGATCTCTCCAGATATACAGTAACTGCCGTTGCCGTTCATGTAGAAAAGATTTCCTACAATCTGGGATTGAGCCGTAGCATCCCCTCCTGTTCCACAGACGATTCCTCCATAATAGCTTTCCAGATCATTACCCTGCACCACGAGTTGCGTGCAGTTCCCAAGCCGGATGTCGTAGTCGTTCCCAACGATCTGGTTGAAGGAAACTATTAGTGTTTGGATGTTCGAGGAACCACCAGCCGTAGGCGCATAGACACCCGAGGACAACCCCGTCATTATGTTCTGCGTTACAACTACATTGAATTGAGGTTGGCTTGTTCCTCCCACGTAAACTCCCACGCCAACACGACTTCCTGCGCTACCATTTCCCGTGAAGTCGCATAGCGAGATGTAAGCATTGGTGAGGTTGTATATTCCAACATTGTGGGCAAAGGTCGTGCCTCCTGTTGCGCAGAAGGAGCAATTAAACACCGTTAGTCCTGGGTTATTTACCGAAGGCCCAGAAGAATTGTTGCAGGCCAGGCAATCCGCCGTGGAATTGCTTCCGGAACCATTAACGAACCCAAGGTTCATTACCTGACATAGCGATGTGGCGTTCCCCTGCGTGACTGAAATTATCCCTGTGTTGGCCGTGACCTGCTGAATTCGGCTGCCAGACTTGCTGTTTCCTATGAAAGCGATTGGAACGGTCGTAGATACAGCTATCAGCGCATTGATGTACCACACGCCATCCGGGAAATAGACGGTGCCCCCTCCAAACGCTATCGCGGCTGCCACGGCGGCATTGATAGCGGTGACATTAGCTGCTGCCGCCCCACTGCTATTCGGAACAGCCCCGTATGTGATTACGTTGAAAACCGTGGCTGCACCTGATCCACCAACCGCGCTGATTACTCCGGCAGAAATCGTGATCGTCGTGTTGTCCGGCTTCACCAAGCCGAACGTAGATGACGTAGCGATAGGGGCACCAGCGGGGGTGGTCGGAACGAAGGCACTTCCATTCCACATCGGCACCTGCCCTGTGGTTGGCGCTGTGCTGGCATAAGGGAATCCCTGAACCCCGACCACCTTCGGCTTCAAATAATTACTTGCGGGGTCCAAGTCCCCGCCTTGCGGCGCGGTGAAGGAATAGGTGCCAATGACCCCTCCTGCTGTCGTCCCTGTGGAAATTAGTATGACGCGCATCACAGCGCCCGACGTGATCTGCAAGGGCGCACCGCCAATCCCCCATTGGATGCCTCCAGCCCAACCCAAGACGAAATTCCCAGCAGCTGTGATGTCGATGATCGCTATGGCCCCTTTGACATAGCCCGACGTGCTGAACGTCGTATTGCTCGACACCGAGCATGGACCGTAGGAATTGACCGCCATGTTCACAGGCGCGGTCGTCGTCGGATATGTAACTTGGGCAAACGTGTCTGCTGGAGACAGTGCCCGGAACAAAGGAACTCCTGGAACCCCACTCGCTGGCCCGGCGAAGAACGTATTCGCATTCTGATTTACGAACGTGGCCGATATGGTGCCCGCGCCCGTTATCGGGGAACCTGTCACACCAAAGATTGACGGGAGCGACAAGCCTACGCTCGTCACCGTGCCGCCAGAAGGCGGAGCCCCATTGGCGATCTGCGCTATCGTCCCATCCGGATTAACCGTTATGGAGGCATTGGAGTACGTGCCCTGGGAAATCCCCGGGCCAGTAATCTTCTTGGTCTTAACCGAGGCGCTGCGGACATTAGCGCCTTGGCCAGACGATAGCGGAGGACCGCCCATTTACTTCCCGGGCTGCGATAGTTGCGGCTGTCCAGCCATGAGGTCCAGCACCTGCGCGGCGACGTTGTTCCGCTGGGTCGTGACAGCTTGCAGGCGCTGATTCAGCATGACGTTTTCAGCCATCAGTTGGGCGATCTTCTTATTCGCAGCATCGAGCGCCGGATCAATAAGCGGATTGGAAGGTTGCTTCTTCATGGCGTTAGAAGTTGCTGCCCGCCGACGCCGCCGCATGGCGCTGCCACACGATGTCGATTTCTCCCTTGGTCCGCATCTTCTCCAGCTTGTCAGGCGTATAGGGATCGACGTAGGGCTCCGCCTGTTCCGATGGGCTGTCCCCCCGGTAGATTTCCTTCGGCTCGAAGGTGAGGTGGGACCGGCGACGGGCGATGATCTGGTTCTCCATCGTGAAGCGGGTGGATATGTATTCCCCGCCGTGCGTCCCCTCCTTTGGGCGGCTGTCAGTCCGAATGACCTTGGTGCGCACCCAGAGGTCACGCGGATCCTTGGGGGCTTCCTCGCCCTCCTTGAGCTTGCGCAGCTGCACCCCCATCCTGTTTTGGAATGAGATGGGCCGGAACTTCATCTCCCACTCCAGGAAGGCTGGGGTCAAGTCGCCCTGCATCTTGTGGAGGGCGGGCGGAGGAGCTGCGTTCTTCGGAACGATGTCCGGCTTCTGCCCCTCCATGAGAACGGTGTCGATGTGGATTTTCTCGGCCTCAAGAAAGGCATCCACCGACTTGTGGAAGGCGGCTTGGATTTCCGGGTCGCGCCAATAGATCGTCTTATTGGGCGTGTCGATCCGGGCGATGACCGACTGGCGGCCACGGGCAATCCGGAGGATTTCGTCTTTGTCGTTCAGTTCTAGTACCAGGTTGGATGTGCTCATTATGGATTGGATTTCTGTTTACGTTTTCGGGAGAGAATTGGCTTCCGGGGCTCCATCTGGGCCTTGATGATCTGACCCCTCATGCGCAGCCACACTGACCGCCTGCCGTCGAAGAAGTGGGGGCTCTCTGGGTCGATCCTGTGCTCATCGTCCTTTTCCGTGACGAGCCGGTGGGCATAGCAGAAACCCTCAATATCCTGCCAGACGAGCGCTTGGTCTGGAGTCCGGCCTTCACCAGCGCCAAGGACGTTGAGGTAGGCGATCTCAAGTCGTCGGGAATGGGTGAGGATTACTTGCTCTGCCATGGCTTATCCCGACTTCGGGAACTGCTCCATCACGGCCTTCTGCATAGGCTCCGGTGCCCGGCCCAGCGCCCCGCCTGCTTTGCCCAGCTTCTCAGCCATGTCGGCTGCGTGCTGCTGCTGCTGCATCTTGGCCCGAGCGTCGCGCAGTTCGATGACGCGCTTCATCGAGTTGAACATATTCTCCGGCATACCGAAGTTCCTGCCCACCCCACGCGACACGCTATCCAAGTTGAAGTTGTCCCAGATGTCGGGGCGGCCCTCGGCAATGGGAGCCAGGGTATCCAGAGTGTTCTGCACCCCGGCGTTCCTCACGGCCTTGATGGCAAGGGTCACACGGCTGTTGATGACAACCTTGGGAACCGCCAGTTCGGGCAGAGCCTTGGGGTCGTTGCCCGGCTTAACCATGAGGGACTGCGGAGGCTCGCGCAGACGCCCGCTCCTCATCATTATCCCTAGGCAGCGCCTCACAAGGGGGTTGATGAGTTCGGTAGTGTATTGGTCAAATGTGCCGGTGAATTGGTCCAGCTTCTCCCCGATCCGCTGCGTCACCTCGGTCGCCGTCATCTTCTTATCCATCAGCATCCCAAGGGCATTGAAGACATCGACGAAGAAGGCCTTGTTTATCGCCTTCTCCTTCCGCTCGATCATGGCGATGATCTCTCCTGAGTCTCCGCCCGTCAGCCATTCCTTGGGTATCTCGCCCTTCGCCAACTGATCCGCAGGAACGGTCGTGACCCCGCCGGCCGCCATCTGAATATCCCCATCGAGGTTGTCGGGGGAGAGAACGCGGGGGTTGGCCTTCAGCTCTGCCAAGGCGTCTTGGTACTGCGTGACGAAATTGATCTGCCTAGCTTCAGGGAGAGTGACGAAACCGGGGGAGACCCCCCACACCTGGTCCTCTGTGCCCCAGCGTGCCCAACGCAGGCAGAAGTAGGGCATCTCCTCATACCCTCCCGAGCGGACGATCTTCTTCGATGAGTCCTCCTGGTAGATTGAAGCGAAGGCCATTTCGGACGCCCCGAGTTCATTGCTAACCTCACCGCCCAGCATCCGGTAGTCCTCCATGGGCAACACGTGATGGACGAAGGTGAACATGTCATCGAACTTCTGGGCGTTGTAGGCCTTGACCATACGGCCCGGAAGGTTGCCGGTCTCGTAGGTGCCATCCTCCCTTTTCTTGCAGAACTTCTGCACAGCTTGGCGGACGGTGAGCTTCAGCCAGCGGTCCACGGTGTCCACGATCTTCTGGTCGTTCTCGGCAACGGTGAAGGTGCCCACCTTGAACTGCTCGAACATGAAGACATCAGCCTTGCCCTCCTCGCATAGAAGGAGAGCGGTTCCGAACGTGCAGGCCCCCTTGTTGAAGGGCTGGATTACCGAGTAGAAGTTGCAGCCGGAGAGTCCTTGGCTCAGTTCCTCGGCGGCGTATGACAGCCAGCGTGTGGCATCATCCTGGCCCTGCTCATCAGGCTCAGGAGCATTGGGATTGAGACGCCTCATCCGGGGGTTTGTCGGAGCAGTGCTCGTCCCAAGGTTTGAGGGAGGCGAGAGGCCGAGCCAAGGTTCCGTCGAGGGCGTCACCCAGTTCCGCACGCCAATTGAGCAGGTGTCGGCAGCCTGCATGGGTGAGGAATCGTAGATCCTCTGGAACCAGTCCGTCGTGCTCTCCGTCTTATCGGTGTTGATGTCCGACACCTCCGGGTAGAAATATTGGCTGATATTTTGCCAGTTGGGATCGAAGACGCTGCTGCGAGCCGCCCGGCGCTTGTCGGAGAGCTTCCAAATCCTGACTGCTACATCGTCGGCTGCTTCGCTCATCGGTAGCCAATGCCCTTCGACTGCATGAAGACTGTGACGCTCTTCTTGGCCTCGGCAACCTGGAGGCGGCGAATAAAGATGTGCACCAACTCATCGAGGGACTTCATCTGGTGGCCTTTGCCCTGGGCCTTCAGGCGCTGGTTGATGTCATGCTCCTTCAGCATCATCTCCTCCAGCACGCGAAACTCGTAGTCCCACAATGGCCGGCCGAGGGCACGCATACACTCGTCCAAGTCTTTCTGTTGTACGATGGGAGACATGGCCGTTTCTGGCGGCGGTCCTCCCGGGAGTTCATCGGCTTGGATCATTTCGGGGGTTGGCCGGGCGATGGTGCCAGAGGCAGGGCACCGGCGCTCGGGGCCTTGGCTTGACCAGGGGCTGGAGGCGTCCATCCACCGCTCGCCCCGGCGTAGATCGTGGAACTGATGGACTTCCTGCGCATCTGCTGCTGCTTGAGAGATTGCGAGGCCGCAACGACAGCCTGGGAGTCAGGTGAAACAGGCGGAGTCGGATTGGGTATCGCTGGCTGTGGAGTCGAGTCTCCGCCGCCACCGCCAAGCAAATTCTGCTGCTCAATCTGTCGCCTGAAAGGCAATTGGTTCATCGGCTGATTTATTGGAACTGAGTTCCCTTATTCGGTCTGTCCGAACAATTGTCAACTCCCGCTTGCCTGCGCGTAGGCGCTCAAACGCAATCCAGGGCAGGTGCCAGGGCAGGATTGACCACACTTTCTCAATGTCGCCTGCCATGGCGTGGACGTACCAGCAGTCACACTCGTCACGATCAAACGTTGATGGTCCGAGGGCCAATATCTGCTCAAGCAGAGCTTTGGGTGCTGGTCGCCCCATGACAAAGAAGTCAGGGGTGGAGAAAACGAAGCCGTGGCGCAGGTGCCAGTCGAGGTAGAGGTCGAATGGCCGCTCCTGTGGGTGCTGGCGGTACATCCGCCTCATCTGCTCGAATGGACTCAGTTTATTCATCGGACGCTCTTGATCTGCCTCCTGAGCCGCTGGTAGCCCATCTGCTCATCCTGTGGCACGCGGGTTGAAGTGATGCGATTGGGGCGGACAGCGATGACGCTGGTTCCTTCGAGCATCCCTTGGGCGTAGGCGTCCGCGAAAGTGCGCAGGGCGTCGGCCCCATGGGAATACTGGTTATGCACCGGCATGTCCTTGATGAGACCCGTTTGAGCCTCTATTTTCTTCGTGTAGAAGTCGAGGCAGTCAATGCCGCTCGGCATGTCAGTCTCGCCCAATGTCCATGCCTCTGAGCATCCCTCTTGGTCGATGTAGCAGCGAGGCAGGAGGGCACGAAGGGTGTTGATGCCGTCCCAGATGTTGGGATTTCGGGCGACCACCTTGACCCGCTTGATGCCTGCCGCCTCCAGGTCGTCCTTCGTGGAGCGTCCGTGGCGGTCCTGCTGTGATCCATCATGCGGCAGGTAGGCCGTGCCCACGTGGACGCCTACCTTGTCAGCGTACTCCAGCATCCTGGCCGCATAGTAGGCGGGAAGTTCCCCCGTCCTCGCGTGGAATTTATGCAGCAGGATTTCACGCCCCACGAGCTGGAGCCCCCAGAAGGCCCAATCATCTCCCGAGAGGCTGTGGCCCACGTCGAAGAAGAAATCCAATGGAACAGTGGGATCTATGGCTGTGCGGCCGATCCGGCCAGCCTTCCGCATGTCATCCATCTCTTTTCCGTAAATTGCGTTGGCGATGGCCGCATTGGCGTTGCACTCAAGCTGCATCTCGTAGGCCGCCTCTCCCATTGTGTTCCTGAGCCTTTCCAGCTCCTTTACGGGCAATATGCCGCTGTCTGAGGCCCGCAGGAGCATCGTGAAGACATCGGGCTTCCCAAGGGCCTCAGAATAGCGTTTCCAGAGGTTGTAGCGGCCTTTGAGCATCCCGGCATATACGGAGAATCCGGAATAGTCTGCCAGGGCTGGTGCCACATCGGCTATCGTGCTCCTAGGGATTTCATCGGCCTCGTCGTAATACACCCCGTCGAGGTAAAGACCGACGCCTCTGGAATTGTCTGCCCCATAGAGGGTGAAACGGCCCCCATTTGGGTACTCTACGGCAAGCTCGCTTTCGAGGAACCTAACCCCCGGGATCACCGATGAGAAGTGCTTGAGATAGCCCCAAGCGATGTCCTTGGCGCGGACTCTTGTGGGGTAGAACCAAGCGTATCTCGGCGGCGGATTTCTCCTTGTGTTGAGGCAGCACCTCTTCTGACCATCGTTGGCTATCGCCACCGTCTTGCCAGCTCGGCGGTGGCACACCATTACCGACTCTCTATCCTGCCGGTCGTGGAACGGAATGAAAGACGGGCGCGGCTTGTAGGGAATCTCGTAGGTGGGCACGTCTCACTTCTGCCATGAAAGAACAATCGCCCCGTCCACCTTGACTCCGCTTTCCTGGATCGGTTTGCCATAGGCTCGATCCAGAATCTCACGGGCTGCTGACACCCGGGCCGCCTCGGTCTCACCATGCTCCGCTATTGTCTGCAATACCCGCAGGGCCATGTCCGCAGACTTCTGGCACGCCTTTACGAACTCAGGATTGCTCTTTGGGCGACCGCGCGGATTGCCGCTCTGACCCTTGACGTACTTAGCCATCTGTTACCAGGGCTTACAGATTCGGAGAATCACTTGCCCGTCTTGATGGGGGCGGGAGGATTGACGATGGTGTTGAGGATGGCGTCGCCCGTCTCAACTTTCTTTTCGTGGATTATGGTCTTCATGGATTTA